CGGCTCGTTTTTTGTTGGAAAGAATGCCCGGATACGTGGCCGCGATAGCATCATTAAAGCCCTTCGCCACTTGCTCGGGGGTCTGCAACATTTGCGACTCAATCGCACCATAGGCGCGGTTACCAACTCGAATCATTTCGGCAGTGATTGTCACGCCGGAATATTCGCCGTCACCCGGTACTGTAGGCGCTTCGTAGCCCACGCCTACAGTACCGGACAACCACCAACCGTTAGGCGCGCGATATAGTGTCTCGGTTGTGCCATTGTTCATCCGACATACCAAAGTTTGGTCGCCCAACATTTGAATGTTGACAATATCGCCCGCCATGATCGTTCTCTTTCTATTCGGGGTTACCGTTGACGTCGCACCACTTCGTGCCATTCCACCAATAAGGCTTCTTTTTTACCCCGTTGTAGTAGGTTGCGCCTTGTAGGCGCGGCATGTCAGTGCCTGTCATGGCAGGGTGACTACCGCCTTGCGGGATACGCATAAACGTTCCTGTAGACACAAGATTGCCGCCGGTAAAAATCATGTCTTTACTGAGTCCGGTTGTGCCATTGTCGGGGACCATCACAAAACTGTTGCCCTGCGGGTAGTGCGTATAGGGCATGTAGTCTGCGTTGTCCCAGTATTGCACATACCATAGATCGTTGAGGAGTGTAAAACGTGCCTTAGTCACGCCGCCCTGAGACCATGAAAAACCGATGTTTCTTGGCGCACCATTACCGGCCGGGTTGCCACCTTTAAACGTGTTTCCGATTGATGTAATTCTTCCTTCGGTGGCGTCACCATTAGCGTTCACGAAATGAATTGTGTGGTTCATGTACACAAAACACCCATAGAAACCGACACTAAAGTTTTTCAGCATACCAACTTTAGCAACAGTTCCTCCCGGCCATTGTTCATATGTTTTTCCTGTCGGCATAGGTGTTTCAAAGTAAACGCCGAAAAACACTGTTGATGTGTTGTTGGCCGCTTGTAGTCCAGTATCGTATGCTTCAATGGCGCCGCCGATCACTTTCACGTCACATTGATTAGTTTCCCTGATGCCAATTCCAGGGTTGCCGTTGTAATCGTGGCAATGGAATTGCGGCGTTGTCACGGTTAGGTTATAACAGTAGTTCACGTCCAACGAAATTTTGTTCCTGTAGGTTCGCAGTCGAGTAATGTCTCCATACCAGACTTCGTTACAGTAAACCGCAGTATCAAACCGCTGTACATTGACGTTGACAATGCGGACGCCACCAACGCACGTTACGCCTACCCCAGCATTGTTTCCCCGGATAGCCAAGTCTTGAATTCCCGCATTGTATTTCAGTTCGATGGCGGGACCACTTGTGACGCGCGCCAGAATGCCGGAAAATTCGTTGTCATCACCATCACTGAAACTAGTCCCGCGTAGGCGAGTGTACCGAGGAACTGTGAGAGTTTGCGTAATAACATATTTTCCTTGCGGAATGAACACGTCGCCCGATTCGCCTGCCGCGCTAATTGCCGCTTTGAACGCGCTTGTATCATCATTAGTTCCGTCGCCTTTAGCGCCAAAGTCGCGCACATTGAATGTGAGCGCATTCTTGGAAACCTTGGAATTCATTTCACTACGGACTGATGCTAGTTCCGTTGTCATCCTATTTTCATACTCGGCCAATATGGTAGTGTACGAATTCGCCAACTGGGCAAACTCGGCAACAATTCCCTTAGCCTCGGTGTTGGCAGAATTCGCCTGCTGAATTGCTTCGTTGAGTTGGGCGACTTTCGTACCAACATCGGATAGTTGTTTGTCGAGTTTTGCTTGCATGTCGGCAAGGGTAGTATCATAACTGTTTTTCAGCGTAGACATTGACTGTAGCGCAGTCTCAATTGCCTGGTTAGTGTCGGTGATAAGTGTTCCCATATTACCGGTTAGGTCTGTATAGAGATTAGAAATTGACGCGACCGCACCATTCAATGCCTGCAATTTTTCAAGTAGTGTCATTCCCTCTCGATATGTGTATGGTGCGACACTACCGACAGGATAACTCGGGATAGGGACAAACAGCGGAAATGGCGAATTGTTGGACATAAAGTTTTCTCCTTAGAAAAAGTACCGATAACCTGAAAGATACTGAGTGTAATCGTCGCCTTGAAAGTCTGGAAGAATGTCGCCATTGTTCCACAAAGACATAAACAAGTCTTGCAATTCTGCAATAACCATCATGTCCACATTGACAAGGATAGACCGCCACTCAGCGATGAGGCTAGCGCCAGTGGCCTGCCTGCCCGTCACGTGAGACGACTGAGAGCCTGCCATATCCTGACTGCCCGACGTTGAGTCGTCAGAGTGTGCCTGAGCCTCGGTGCGCGACTCTGAGACGCTACCAGAGTCCGCGTAATCCTCACCCGGTTTGAGAGCCGTCTGAGGCGTTGTCGAAGCGATGGCGCGTGAGTGTGTCTCGGTGGCGTTATCGGTGCTGCCAGTCTGGCGCTGCGTTGTATCGGCACGTTGTGCTGAGGTGCCGAGCGTGGACAGGTCAACCGTGGACAACGGATCGAATTTCAGTCTTTCCGACCGATACAACTCGTTGTAATAGGGCATAATTTCACTCATGCGCCTATTCAACGCAAAGACGAACATATCGCCAGTTTCGTACCCAATCTCACGATGAGTGTAATGGTCAAGAATTTTCTTATTCAGTGGGAGACGATAGGACTCATCAAAGATAGGGTATTCTTTGAGTCCGATATCAACGCCCATAACATCAATGAGCGCGCCCAACTCAATCGTAAAGGTTGCCACTGCCGCTATCCTCCTTTAGATCAGAATTGAAAGACAAGTCCATAACCGATTCATCATCGCCCAAGTCCCACGAAACTTTGACATGCAAACCGTATTTTTCATTGATTCGATCTGCCGCATCTAAACGACATTTCAACGCGGCATTGCGGACTGACAGAATTTGTGAGTCATTCGAGCCGACTTCGGCGGCCACTAATCTTTCTTTCTTGTCCTGATTTGAGTTGTTGATACCGAGCAATGTCATGCATTCAAGCCAAATTTTCTGTTTTGCTTCAAGTAGGCGTAATACCGCGTCTTTATCAATCCCGGTATCAAGCGACTTGATGTTATCAATGTCGAAAGTATCAGTACCCCAGATGATAAACTCCCCGTCGTTAATGTTTTTCATCGCGTTAAGCAACGATAGGCGCTGCGCTTCACTCGCAATGACAATGTAGGGGTGACGTTGTTGCATTGTTGTCAACTCGATTGTGCGGTCAATCTCAGCTAGTTTCGTGGCGTAAATCATCACGATATCGGTGTCTGGCGTGCGTAAATAGTTTGCCCAGATGGGCACACAATGGCGAGCGCTCATCGTACGGTTGAGATAGGTTGGCCCTCCGGTAACCATGAATCGTGTCGGGTTGTCGTAGAAATTGACTTCCCCAGCGCCAGCGCCGCGCAAAGCAAAGAAGCGACCCAAATTCTCATCACGGAAAAATACGACAAGCGCCTGTCTGAACAATGTCAATTCCAAGAATCGTGCATCAATTTCTGTTGGCAGGTTATCCCACTTAAACCGATTACACGACAGTTCTGTGAGTACGCGCACATACATACGCGACATGATCGTTTTCCGCGACCTGTCGGGCGACGCCATGAACCTTGAGTAAATGTCGTCATGAACATAGTCCGGCCTATTTCGTCGCTTAGCCATTAGTACCCCCGCTGAGAAAGATAGTAACCATAAATAGGTTCATTGTTTTCCAATATAGTAATTCCGATGGCGCTAGGATCATGCCACACAGTCACACCTTTTTCAAAAATGCCCCGAATTGTTTGCTTGTAGTTCTCTGGACACCATGAGGCCGACAGATAGAGCTCACGCAACTTCCAATACGTAAAGGTGGACATACATTGCAAATCACGCGGCAGCTGATTAGTGTACCGGTTGACGGCATACCCATAGCGCAACCAATAACCTCCAATCATCGCCATTGTACCGGGGGAAAGTGTTTTCAGTCTTGCCTGAATATGCATTCCGGTAGTCGCCAGCAAAAACGCCTCGCCACCTACTTGCCCGCTCACAGTTGGTTGCGTGAGTTTAGAATCTTGAACTCGAGCATTAATCGCGCCGATTGTGTTGGCATAGTCACCCTTAGCAGCATAATCGGCGTATGTTTTGTTTGAGTCGCGCATATACTGCCCGGTACTCACGCGAGCGCTTGTCTGTGATTGTGCCAAATCGTTGGCTATCGCCGTGGACTGCGTATCCGCATTCACACTGATACCGGTACTGACGCCACGCGTCAGAGCGCTACCGATACCGGCCCCAGGGTTGGTTCCCACTGCCGACGCCAGATCGCCAATCATGCCGACGCCCATACCCTGATACGCCGCCTGCGACCTGACGCCTAGCTGCGCTTGTGAGCTGGCGACCGCCATATTCGTCAGCGATTGTTGTAGGTCGAGTCCCGCCGATGATTGATCGTAGCCGAGTTGATTGGCGGTGAGTGCTTTTTGTTGTGACCAGTTTGCCGAGTCATGTTGATAGGCAATTGAGTGTGCATTAGACGCCATGAACGCCAGATAAGAGTTATTTGTTACTGAGAACATGGGCAGATTGTTGACGCCAGTCGTCATTGCCAATGCCTCACCAGAGTCGTGATAATTGTGCTTTATGTAGGTGTTGACGTTATAGTCTGTAGGGTGAAAGACAATGCGCGGCGATGGTTGCGCTACATGGCACGCCATTGTCATTTTAACCGGAAGTGTTCTGTTGACATTGAATGTTGATAGCTCATTCATTCTCTCCGGTTTGAGCACAATCGGCGTACCGGTATTTGTTGTCACCTCAATATACGTATAGGGATACGTGAGAAACTTTGTCAGATAGCGGAAACAGCCATTTTGAAACGACTGCGGCATACCGTCTAACACATTGTCAACAAGCGTAAAGGTGACAAACTTCTCAATAGCCGTTTGCGAC